TATAAAATACAAATAAATTTATTTTATGTTTTTTATTTTTATATATATATATATATATATATATATATATGTATAAAAAAATAATAGATCCTAAAAGTGGAGAAACAGTAAATATTCAATCTAATACAGGTAAAAATATAATTAAAAAATATTTAGAAAATTTAATTGCTAATCGTTCCTACAAACAAGCTGGAGGTAGACCACAGACAGCTACTAGAATAGATGAATTAAAAAATTTATTATATTTAAATATTGATACTCCTAAAATAGATGAAAGAATTATAAAATTAAAGAATAATAGTAATAATTATAATTTACCTGCATTTAATGTATGGAGGGAACAATTTAATAATCAATTACAAGAAGCAGTCTATCAAAAATCTATTTTAGAAAAGGGTTTTAAACTACGTTTTCAAAGAATAGCCCGTTATGATGAAATTTGTCAAAAAACTTCAAAGAATATGGTATTGCCAGAAAAAAATTTTTGTGAAGTAGAAATGGTACTAACCAGAATTAGATTGGATGATCATATTAAACTTTATGCTATTCCAAAAATAATTACTTCTGATGGTATAGATTTTACTGTATATGGCAGAAACTTTGCAGATTTACTATCAAGAGGTAGTTGGCAAGCTGCTGGGTTAGATAACTTGTCTATTGATGATATGAATGATCTATTTAAAACTCTATTTTTACAAAATGACGCAGGAATTTTTCCTCGTAAAGGAGTTGAATTTGAAATTTCAGGGTCATCAATTTTGAATTGTTTTAAAAAAGGATGGTTTATGAGTTTTGAAAAGTCAAAAGCAGCTGGTCCAATTGCTCAGGTAAAGTGGGAGCAAGAAGGGGGGAATAAAATCCTGAGTAGGTGGGTCTCTGGGATGGCCGACTGGATACAGGGGGGGCTGTGGGCTGGCGATACTCTAGACGAATGCAGGGAAAAAGGGATCGAGTTGTTCATAAAGGAAAAGCATTTCCCAGAGGAGGGGAGGGGCAAGGAGAGAGAGATCGCGGAGATGTGCGCATTAGTGGCGTGGCCACTCAGATTCACTGTACCTTGGATAGATATTTTGATGAATGTATTAGACAATAATACGTCTTCAAGTTTTCGAATGTCATTCATTAACCAGAATAGCCAAATTTGGTTTTTTTTAACGTATAAAGATATTGACGATCGAAGGAAATACGAAGCTAGGTACTCCAGCTCAGAGCCTTATACCAAGTCACAAGAAAAAATTAGGGAAGTATTGGGAGATAGACAAAATCTTTCAATTGATAGAGGAGACGAGGATAAGTTACATATATCATATTCAAAAGAACATGAAGCATATACTTTATATGAATTTAATCGCTATATTGATACACAAATTAATGGACTTTTACTGACAAATAATTCAAATACAAAATTTAATGGTAAATATATATATACCTGGAACCCTTTACACTATATAGATAGTAGCGATATAGATATTTCACTTACTGAAGAAATTCATTGGGTAGAATTTAAAGAAGTACATTTAGCTGGAGTAGCTAATATAGTTTACTATAGTAAAAGAGATAGTTATGGTAATCAACTAACAATAGATGACTTTATAGATTATTGGACTTTAAATGGAATTGATGACAAAATTGGTAATATTAGTAATAATTTAGCATATAATATAAGAATATCAAAATCATTATTTGTAGGAAGTTCCTCCACCGCTACTAAAGATGGCCATAGAGACAATTATTACGGCATTACGACGTCTAGGAAGAGGGGGGAGAGCAAAGAATTTTTATTGAATAACTATACAATAACAGACCAATTAAGAAAAGAACAAAGTGTATACTGTAATCCTCTCAGTCGACATGGTCATATGCCAAGCCTCCAGGATATAGATTGTGTGAAAAAACTTTATAATATTGAACTAGACGATTTATGTACAAGAGGTAATGTTTCAGATAATCATAGATTAAACCCAGGAGCTCTAGATGATTATCCAAATAGGAAATATCCTTATTCTCAAATAATGACATATTTTAAAAAGGACGAGGTGGGCCAAAAATCTGATGAGTTATATTATGGTTATAAGTTAAAAGAATCAAATCCATATTCGAAAACTTGTGCTGTCACGTTATCTGATTCTGATTTTCCTCAAACGCTTGAAGCACCACCGAGTCCCCAAAGCTCTCAGACGGCTCCCACATATCTACAGGCGTGGGACCGAGCTAGGTGGCGCAGCTTTGTAGAGGCGGAGGGGGGAGAGGAATGGTTGGATTCGGATCGTTAAATCTAAGAGTTCTATTTAGCAATTGATAATTTTTAAAGTTTTGCTAAATATAAATGTAGTATTTGAAACCTATTGTTAAAAAAGTAGTTTGAAAATTTTTATAATAATTAATTATATAGTATATATTATATAATAAAAATCACAACCAGTTGGACCGTTCCCTATAATTACTACATTTTTATTACTTAAAATATTCATTTTTAAATCACCATTACTACTAAATCTATTTGATTCAATTATTTTTTTATAATTAGTAAAATTTTTATTATTTAAGTTAAATTTCAATGGATCTGTATACATTCCGGATGCTACTAACAAATAATTACTTTTAATATTTATTTTGGTATTATCGGTATGATCTAAATATGTAATATTCCATACCTCATCCTCATAATCAAATTCTGTTTTTATAACTTCACAATTAAAAAGTATGTAATTTAGAATATTATATTTTTTGGCATATTCTTTAAAATATATCATTAATTCGTCTCCTGATGGATATAAATTTGTTTTTTCAAAGTGCTTTAAATCGCTAAATGAATAAGAATATTTAGTAGTTTGAAGAGAATATTAGGATAATTTTTTGAAAACCATACACCTCCTATATTAGAATTCTTTTCTAAAATAATAATATTATAATTATTTTTTAAACAATATCTAGCGGTAGTTAATCCAGAGACACCTACTCCTATTATAACAAAAGTAGGTTGGATTTTTTAGAGTAAATATCCATTTAATATTATATTATTATTTTATATATAATAAAAATAAACTATAAATTTTATTCTTTTCAATCCTATTATAAAAAATTAGTTTAAATTTTTTAATTATTTCTGAACAAAAAATTTCACATTTATTCTTATCATTGGGAGAGTTATAACTATCTTAACTACGGATTATTTATAACCAACTGCTCCAATGACCCCCATCAAGTTACGGTGTGTGCAGACGTCTTCGTTATAATTTAACTTCTCACCTAGCATGTTATACTCTGGTGATTCTATCCATTGGCGTTCTGGGAACCTAACTCCGGATTTTTTTATGTTAGTTAGGATTGGTTGCTGAGACCACAACCAACATTTTTTTGGTGCATTAGGATCTTTACTACCATAAAGAATTCCTTTTGCTACTGGTGTGCCGGGTTATTAGATTGTGCATATAGAGTATATGATGATATAGGTATACAATCGGTTTTTTGAACTCTTAAGCCTTGTCCGGTTACAACTTCACATTTACTTTCATCATTACATACACCTAAAGAACAATTTTGTTCAGGTGAATCTTGATTGGGATATCTAACTTTAATAGTTGAAGGTTGTGCATTATTATTTGTTCCACTAGTTTGTGTAGTAGATTGTGCATACAGAGTATATGGTGATATAGGTATACAATCGGTTTTTTGAACTCTTAAGCCTTGTCCGGTTACAATTTCACATTTACTTTCATCATTACATACACCTAAAGAACAATTTTGTTCAGGTGAATCTTGATAGGGATATCTAACTCTAATAGTTGAAGATTGTGCATTATTTGTTCCACTAGTTTGTGTAGTAGATTGTGTTGGTAGTGCTGCTGCTGGACCGGTCTTAGTGACTTGTGTAGTAGATTGTGTTGATAGTGCCGCTGCTGATGCTGCTTCTCCTGCTGTTGTTTCTGGTGTGCTACCTAGTATTTGAACTTGAAGATTCATCGTATCATCTGAAGTATAATGTTCAATATTTTGATGTTTTTTAGATAATTTAGATTTCTTTATAAAAAAAGTAGTTCCTAATAAAAGAATAATTAATAAAATAATAAGAAAATTTATAAAAGTTAATTTCATATATATATATATATATACGTATAAATATATAAAATTAAAACCAAAATATTTCAAATAAAAGCATAGAATTTATACACCTATTTAATTACTATAACATACCTTGATTATCCAACAAGTAGAGCCGGTATGGGTCATACTTACAATTTGTACTCAACAAGTTGCTTTTTTTAATACTATAGAAACACTAAGTTCATCTGTTTCTATTATAGATACTTTATAACAATTTTCTAGAATAACCTTGGTTACCCTCTATTGTGAATTGGGAGGAAGGGCTATTTCAATATATAATATTTATTATATATAATAAAAAAATAACTATAAAAAAAAATTTAATTCATTTTTTTTTTTTATCACAATAACTAGATAATTTAGGAAGATTATATTCATATGGGCATGCTAATGGTCCATTAGAATGTAGAATAGAAACTTCATTGGAAGTCAAACAAAAAGGATATAAATTAAAACAAGATATTAAACCGTCATATCCGTCCCAATTATTAACATATAAATTTCCATTATAAACATTAGGACAGTCAGTAGCAATAGTAGTACCTTGTGTTGGTACCCATGTTGTATGTAATGTTCCGTCTACATGGACATCCATTTGACATTCGCATAATGATATTGCCAAATGAAACCATCTATTTAGTGGTATATTTTCGATGGTACATAAATTTTTGTCACAAAAAAAATTATGATTAGTTATAGGATTCATACTAACAGGCTTACAACTGCCAAAATCAGTGATTTTTTCAATATATCCATCATGATCAAGCTTTATAGGACAATAGCCAGTATTAGATTTATCATCAATAGTACTTTCGCAATTATTAACTAAAATAGTATCACTGATAGGTTCTCCTTTTTTAAAACCTAATCTCTCAAGTGCTTTAGTAACATTTTCTGGTTTTTTTAAACATAATTTTTCATAATTCCATTTATATGGAAATTTACAAAGTTTATCAGCCGGTACACCTAATTTACCATCGGTATGTCTAATACTAGAAGTAGTACCAACTTTGATAACAATATTATTTTTAAATTTATCAAACCAAACTCCAGGATTAGTTACATTAGCATCTTTATCTCCAACATGAAAAATATGTTTAGGCTTTCCCATATTATAGTTCCAATCGTTAACGAAAATCCACACAGAATAACTGTATTTACTTCCATAATTACTGTATGGCAATAGTTCTCTATTAATATTAATAGGTTTCATAGCAGTTTTTAATTTTACAAGATTATATTTAATAATATTGTATCTATAAGTCCTATATGTTTTAAAAATTAATAATATAAGAAATAATATTGATATAGTTAATACTATATTTAAAAAAGCTTTATTTTCAATAAATTTAGTAATATTCATAATAGTATATAATATATATACTAAATAATTTTAGTATATATTTTTTTTTTTAGATAAATAATAAATATAGTTTTAGACCTTTATACTCTTAAAGTTATAAATTTGGGTTTTATAATCGGAATAAAAAAATTTAAGGAATTAAGTGTTAAGATTTATAAATTTTTTTTATAAATATTTATATATTATATAAATAATATGTAAATGAGATATTTAGGTTGTTAGGTTTAAAGCTAATCTAATAGACCATCTTGTTTATTTTCACCAATAGAGCCTCCTGCGTCAAATTCAGTATCTCCAACACCTACACTAACATCAATAGATACAGATCCTTGAATCTTGTCGATTATTTTTTTAAATAATGTCTTAGGAAATTTTCTACCAAATGGACCTTGTTTAAATAATGTAATAATATTATGTTTATAAATAATTGGTATAATAGAGTTTTTAGGTAGAGGATACTGATATAATTTCATATTAGAAAAGTAGCCTTTGAAACCACCATCAGGACAAATTTCAATATCATTTTTTTTGTTTAAATAAGGTACATTTGATAAATATTTTGATTTATATAATTTACCATTAATACAAAGATCTAAATTTCTATTATCTAATATAATACAAATATGTATCCATTTTTGTAATGGGACTTCTTTATATGAAATTGCTTCAAGTTTTAAATCAGTAAAATCTTTATTTTCTTCATCAGATTGGGTAGCTCCATAAATAGGAACTATAATATTTAAATCATTGACTTTTTTACCTAATGTTACTAATAAATTAGGATTCCATGAAATAATTTTCTTATCTCTATCATATTTATAATTCCAGTCTTCTATATAAATCCAAAAACTAAGACTATAGGCAAGTCCTAAATTACTAGGTTCATTTGAATTATGAATAAATTTACTAGATTTTAATGACTCAACATGTTTAGGATTTGGTACTAGAGTATTATTTTTAGGATCTAAAATTTTTAAAGGATTTTTTGCTGAAATAGGGTCTAATATAGGTTCATATAATATTTTTTTCCAATATTTACTGTATTTATAATAGGAGTATATAATAAATATAATCAATGCTATGATACAAATATAATAAAGTGTTTTACTCATTTATATTATATTACTATATTAAAATTCATTTTTATAGAATATTTATTTGAAAATAAAGTTAAATAAAATATGTATATATATATATGATTAAATTAACAGATCAGGAAATAGTAGAAGGAATTTTAGGTTCAACAGGGTGGGTTTTATTCTTTTTTTATTTGAGAAATAGAGTAGAATGGCCGACACCTATAGAAGGATTTTTAGCTTGGACATTGTTATGGTGGCTTCGTAAAATAGGTATGCATATTTATAAAGGATATAAAGAAGAAAATAATATAAAAGATAAATTTTATAAATTAATTTAAATATACAATATTAGATATTATTATGTATAAATATCCAGTATTAAATTTAATTAAATTATCTAATAGCAAATAATTTAATAGAGAATCTAATGATTTATTAAAAAATTTATTAAAAGATAATAATAAAAAAAAATTTAAATCAATAAAAAAACTGTAGAAAAAAAAATAATCAAGTTCCTTATATTACCTATAATACATTTGATACAGAGTATAAAATATACAATATTAATAATATAAATAATTTTTTAAATCAATTTATTGAGGAGCAGCAGTAGTAGGACAATTTTCACTTAAATTATAATATACTCCCATCTCTTCTAATTCTTGTTTTAATTCAGTAGGAGTTTTTTCAGAAGCCTGGCTACAAAATTGTTTATTTCTACGATTTTTATTACCATGTTGTTTGCAAAATTTATAAGGACCTCCAGAAGTATTTAATAAATCTATTAATTCTTTATGATCCTGCAGTGTTTTATATCTGCTTGCACTAATTTTTTTACATTTGCCGGCAGTATCACCAGTTGTATTAGGTTTACACATAGCATTTTTACCACACCAGAAGCTCTTATTATTTGTTTTTGTTGCATCAGTTTTACATTCTTTACCTTCAACATTAGATCTTGGTCTATCAGTATCTTTGTCACAGTTAGCATCTCCCTCTCCATCCTCTTCTCCGTCGTCTTGAAAGGTAACCATATCCATGAAATCTGATCCTTTTTCAAATATAGATTTAGGAATTTTACGATCAGGGTCCATTGGTCTAAAAGGTTGTTTAATTAAACCTAATTTTAATAGAATCTTCTGCATTATACTGGTTTGTCTTGGTCCTTTCTCAAATTTATGATTAATCATGTGTGGACTAATTGAATAATTACTATAAGCTAATGAGCCAATTTTACCGGAAAATCCACCATCTTGAGTAACATAAACATCCATATAATTTTGAAGAGGTGCTCCATCTAATACAAATGTATCTGATAACTTACCATCCATGTATACATCAACTTGTTTACCAAATAATACTATATAAACATTACACCATTTATTGATAGGAATATCTTTTACGACAAATTTTTTAGTGCCGGAATTGGTAGTCATAAATATTACAAGATCATTTATATAGGGATCAATATAAACGGCTGGACCAACAACATCATCTTTTCCTACAGGATCTTTAGGTGAATTAAGTCCTTCAATAAGTGTACATTTACCATATTTTTTATCAGTATGACTATAACCTTTACATTCATAACCATCACTACAAGCAAATAAACTAGGATAACGTGCTCGTACTTTACATAATTTAGGTGCGTTTGTATTAGGATCTCTTTCATATTTACCATCTTTCATATCTTCTTCAAATTCAGATGGTTTTCTACATTTACCAAAGCCATCTCTATTTATATCAACGCATTCATAGTCTCCTTGACATTGTAATTTTGCGAATTCTTGACGTTGTTGACTAGAAACTTTTTGTAATTTATTTAAACTGGTAAATTTTCCTTTAGAGATACATCTTTTACCATCCATTCTTATATCTAATTCAGAAATAAATCCTTCTGTTTGTCTTTCGGGAGGTTTTACACCATCGGTAACAGAGCTATATTTACCTCTTGTAAAAATATGTTTCCATTCTTTATGTTTATAATTCCAATTATCTAAATTAAACCAAAAACTCCATGTATAATTATATCCATCTTTAGGTTCTATAATTTTATCAGAAGGAATTTTAGCAGCATCTCTAGAGTCTCTTCCCTGTCTAAAAAATACTGGATTTGCTTTACTGAAACGATATTTCTTTATTAAAAAATATATTAATAAAATAATTAATATTATTACTATTATAGTCACCATAACTTTGAAACTTGTACTATTTCTAGGTGGAATTTTACTTTTAACTGTAGTAGCAAATGACATATTTATTATTATATTAATAGAAAATAATTTAATATAAATTCAATAACATAATATCATATTAATTTTATATTGTTAATAATATATTATGTCTAATATTCCATTAATAATACACCAAATTTGGTGGCAAGGATATAAAAATTTACCAAATGAATACTTAATATATAGAAATTCATGGATACTTAAACATCCCAATTGGAAATTAATTTTTTGGGATAAAGAAAAAATAGAAAAATTTATAATAAATATTAATAAAGATTTATGTGAAATACTATATAAATTACCATACATGATTCAAAAAATAGATTTTTCAAAATATATTATTTTGTATTATTGTGGAGGAGTTTATGTTGATATGGATACAATTTGTGAAGAAAAATTAGATTATTTGTTAGTAAAATATAAACATGGATTAATATTATCTAAAATAGATATTTACGATAATTATAAATTAATAAATAATGGTATAATAATTTCAGAAAAATATCATGAATTTTTTTTATATCTTTATTATGAAATAGCGAAAAGTTTAAAAAAAAAAATTTATGAAAATAAAGATTTATATATACTTAATTCAACAGGTCCTATAGTATTTTCGAAAGCAGTACTTAACTATTTATTAAATTCAAAAAATAATATTAAGATATTAGATTCATATTATTTAGAGTCTTGTAAAATGTCAGAATTAGGAGATTGTAAAAATTCCGGAAAATATATTACCCATATTCATAAAGGATCATGGCAATCTATATTTTTTAAACTGCATTTTTATATTATAAAATTTTATAAAAAATATAATATTTATATATTAATTATTTTAAAAATTATATTAATATCTATTATTTTGAAAAAATAAAAAAAATATAATTAATTTATTTATTTTTTATAGATAATTATATCAACAAAAAAATAAAATATATATCATATAATATATAATAATATGTCTATATCAAATATTAATAAAAAGTTTTATAATTTTGGTTCAAATTTAGTAGGTAATAGAGTATTTGATTTATATCTTAAATATAATGGTATAAAATTACTTACTTCAGCAACTTTAGTTCCTCTTGCGTTGATACTAGGAAAAGATTTATTTGAAAAATATGTTGTTGATCAAAAAGGAGGTTATAGTATTCCAGAAAATATAACAGGAATAGATGATCCTTTAGTAGGTACATATCTTAAATTAAGTGGGCTTACAACTTTATATTCTATTACACCTCATACCTTAATTCCATTAGGTATTTTAATGGTTTTATATGATTTATATTTAGAAAATCAAAAAAATAATAAAACCAATTCACAATTAGGTGGAGGTAAAGATGAAATAATTGACTATGCTAAAAATATATGGGGAAATAGAATATTAGATTTATTTGTAAAATATCAAGGATTAAAAACATTAACATCCGTGACTTTAGTACCATTTGCGTTAATTTTAAGTAAAGATTTATTAGAAAATGCTTTAATAAAAAAACAACAAAAAGGAGGTGGATCTAAAATTAAAATACCAGAAAATGTAGCAGTAATAGATGATCCTTTATTAGGAAATTATTTAAAATTATCTGGAATAGGTGCGTTAACTCTAACATCAGAAACACTTATACCTTTAGGTCTTGCTGTATTATTATATCATTTATATATTAATCATTAAATATTTAGGTTAAAAATATATAATAATAATTATATTAATTATTATATATTCTATTTTTTTAATTATACTGATTAGTATTTCATTATAAATACATACCTTGCGGTGGTTTATTAAATTCATTTTTAACTAAAAATTTATTTACTAAATCAATAGTAATATTAATAGGAAGCTTAAATTCACTAAAATCATAAGAAATTATTTTAGCTTTTTCTTCTTGACTGATCGGTAAATCTTCTATAACTTTATCAACAGTATTATCAATTAAATTAGTAACTATAGAATCTATAGATTTGTCAAAAAATTCATTTTCTAATTTAGTATTTTCTGTAAATATATCAGAATTTTCTATAGATTTATTAGACAATTTATCTTCTAATTTAGTGTTTTGAGTATTTTCTATAGATTTATCAGACAATTCTTTTTCATCTCCAGTTTTATCTTTACTATCATTTGAAAGATTTTTATTAATGTCAGTTTTACCTTTTTCCACATTTAAATTATCGATTAAATTATTTAATTCATTTGATAAATTATTTTCTTTTGCGTATTCATATAAACTATCAGAAATAAATTTTTTAATATCATTATTATCATTAGTTTTAATAACTTTAAGAGCATATTCTTTGTAAATTTTAAATCTTCTATTAAGTTCTTTTTTTTCATAATTATCTTTAAAGTTATTTTCTTCAGAATTTTTAGAGGATTTATTTTGTAAAATTTTAAATGTATTTTGAAGAACTTTTTTTTTTTTTTTTTTTTTTTTTTTTTTTTTTTTTTCTTTTTCTTTCTGTTTTTTATCCTTAAGTCTTTCCTGGTATAATTTTTGTTCTAATATTTCCTGTTTTTCATTGTCAATATCAGATTTTATTTTGTTATTTTTTTGATTAGTGGCGTTTATATTATACAATGAATAACCATGAATAAGTCTGAGTACATTAATTTTACTCATAATAGTTTCAATACATCTTTTTAAATTACGAACACCTTCTTCTTTCATTGTATATTGGTTAATTATATGCTCGATTACATCATTATTTAATGTAATATCATCCTTTTTTAAAGCAAAACTATCTAATAATTTAGGAATAAGATAATCTTCAGCAATTTTTAATTTATCAGAATTATTAAATCCTTTAGTTTGAATTCTATAGAGTCGATCCAATAATATAGGGTTTATTTTTGTTTCATCATTATATGAGAAGATAAATGTGGCTTTTGACAAATCAAAGTCTATTCCTGAAAAATACTTATCTTGAAAAGCATTATTCTGAGAGAAATCTGTTAAATGACATAGTAAATTTGAGATTTCATCTCCTTTACTTGTTTCACTTAATTTATCTAATTCATCAAAATATATAATAGGATTCATTGTCTTTGATTCTTGAAGAATTTCTACTATTCTTCCACATTTAGCACCTTCATATGTGTAATCATGACCTATAAGAAATTCACTATTCTGCATACCTCCTAAAGGTATAAAAGCAAATGGGCGATTGATAGCTTTACAAACTCCGTCCTTAATTAATGTTGTTTTACCATTTCCAGGAGGACCCTGAATTGCAATACTATTACCATTTGATTTTGGATTAGTAATTTGTCTAGCAAGTTCTTGAATAATTTGAGTTTTAGCAAATTCATGACCATATATTGACTGATCTAATGTTTTTTTTACATTATAAAGATGTTTAACTATTTTAGGAGAAGGATCAGTAATATTAATAATAGTAGGAGTATATTTATCAAATGGAATAAGATTTACAGAATCAATCCATTGAGATAATTTATGAAATTCATTATCACCTTCGTCTAAAGTATAGTATAAATCTAATTTTTTTATGATTAGTGATTTTATACTTAAAGGTAAATTAGTCTGCATTATCTTAAATCTATGAGGGATTAATGATTTATCATAGTCTAATATTTGGTTTTCAATTTCTATAAATTTTTTTCTTTTATTTTCTGATAAGCTTTTTAAATATTCTTCTTCTTCTTCTGTATAAATTACATCTTCTGGAATATCATCTAATTCGTCATAATTAGACTCTGATTCTGAATTAAATTCTGAATCAGAATCAGATATTTCACTATCTGTTTCAGAGTCACTTTCTGAATATTTTTTTTTATTCTTATTTTTTATGAAATTCATTGCTTTATTAATTAACATTGATGTTAAAAGTTTATCAGCTGAATTTGATATATTAATTTTATATGTTTCTTTGTTTTGAAAAATGTCTTTTTTATTTTTATTTTGAGGAATGTCTTTTTTTTTAAGTGTTACAATTTTTTTTGGTAGAGTAGTGTGCGAAAATGTTGACTTTAAATTATCAGAATCTATACCAGTATCATTACCTTTTTCAATATTTTCATATTTTTTAGAAATTTCTTCTGTATTATTATCTTCTTTTTTTTTTTTTTTTTTATCTTTAGAATTTTTAATTTTTTTTTGCTTAATATTATTTTGTTCTAATGCCTTAGAACGTGTAAAATATCCGTTATTATTATTTTCAACTTCCATTATATTATTAATATATATAAAATATATTTAAATCAAATTTATTATATATATATATCTAATATTTTCTATATATATATGTATTTTTAAATAGATTTTAAAGTAATAATATTATATTTATTTAAAGAATTATAAAAATTTGATTTAAATCAATATTTTAAATTCATTTAAAAAAAAAAATCATTATAATAATATAATGTCGATATTTCAGGAACTAGATTACAATTCCCAAATTGATAAGATTACTGGAGTTCAATTTTCGGTATTATCGCCAGATGAGATTAGAAGAAGATCAGTGGCTGAAATTTTCACACAAGAGATTTACGATGGTGACAAACCTAAAATTGGGGGTTTATTTGACCCTAGAATGGGTGTTTTAGATCATGCTAAAAAATGTCCTACAGATCAGTTAGATAATCGTCAATGTCCTGGTTATTTTGGTCATATTGAATTAGCTATGCCAGTATTTCACATTCAATATCAAAAATATGTTTTACAAACATTAAAATGTGTATGTTGGAAATGTTCTAAATTATTGATATCCCCAGATGATCCTGATATTAGAAAAATTATTTTAAAAAAAAAAGGTGTAAATAGATTTGTTTCTGTTGTTAGTCTGATCTCAAAAGTAAAAAGATGTGGTGAAAAAAATCATGATGGTTGTGGAGCACCTAGACCTATAGTAAGGAAAGATAATAATGGAATTGGTAAAATTATAGCTGAATGGAAGTTAGCCGGTGAAGGTTCTACTGATGAAAAAAAAATACAACGAATTTATTGGGATGCGAGTGATATACATAAAATTTTAAGACGTATTTCAGATGAAGAATGTGAAGTTATGGGATTTAGTAGAAAATTTTGTAGACCGGATTGGCTTATATGTTCTGTATTTGGAGTCTGTCCTCCCAGTGTAAGACCATCAGTTAGAGCTGATAATAATACCAGAATGGAGGATGATTTAACACATAAATTATGTGATATTGTTAAAACTAATAGAACATTAAAAAGTAAATTACAACATAATGCTCCCAAAAAAGTTATTGATGAATGGTATCAATTATTACAATATCATATTGCCACATTTGTTGATAATACTTTACCTGGTATACCTCCAGCACAACAACGATCCGGTAGAGCTTTAAAGTCTATTAAAGAAAGACTTAAATCAAAAGAAGGACGTGTTAGAGGTAATTTAATGGGTAAACGTGTAGATTATTCCGCTAGAAGTGTAATTACACCTGATCCTAATATTAGTATTAATGAACTTGGTGTTCCGGAAGATATTGCTAAAAATTTAACATATCCTGAAATTGTAACTAAATATAATATTGAAAAATTAAAAAAATTAGTTCATAATGGATATGATATTTACCCTGGTGCAAAATCAATTAAAAGAATAAAAGACAGTAAAATTATTTCTTTAAAAGTTATAGATACTAAAAATTATAATCTTGAAATAGGTGATATATTAAACAGACATCTTATTGATGGTGATATAGTTTTATTTAATCGTCAACCATCTTTACATAAAATGAGTATGATGTGTCATAAAGTTAGAGTTTTAAAATATAAAACATTTAGACTTAATGTTAGTGTTACTACACCATATAATGCTGATTTTGATGGTGATGAAATGAATATGCATGTACCTCAATCTATACAAACTGCAACTGAATTACAAGAATTAGCTTCTGTTGAAACTCAAATAATAACTCCTGCTACACATAAACCAATTATAGCACTTGTACAAGACAGCATAATCGGATCATATCTATTTACTCGTTATGATAATTATTTAACTAAATCAGAAGTTCTTGATTTATTAATTTGGATTAAAACTTTCGATGGTAACCTTCCTGAACCTGATATTAAAAAGGATACTCCTATTACTCAAATAGATGTAGAACAACCATGGTTTCCTAAATATAAGTATATTATCAATGGTATTATACCATATGATTTATGGAGTGGAAGAACTATATTTTCTCTAATTATTCCCGATATAAATATGGTAAAAAATAATGATTCATATGCTACTGCAAGTGAATCTCAAAAATTTATGCATAAAGTTATTATTGATAGAGGTAAAGTTATCAACGGAGTTTTTGATAAAAGTATATTAGGAACTAAAGAAAAGGGTATTGTTCATATAATTTATAATGAATATGGTCCAGAAAGAACTAAACAATTTTTAGATGATGCCCAAAATTTAATTACTAATTGGGTCTTAATGTCAGGATTTAGTGTAGGTTTAGGTGATCTTATACCTGATGAGCAGCCTCAAAATAAAATGAAAAAAGAAATTATAGATAAAAAAAAAACTGTTATAGAGTTAATTGAACATGTCCATAAAGGTATATTACAAAATGATTCTGGTAAATCTAACTCTGAAGAATATGAAATGCAAGTTTCGGCTGCTTTAGGAAATGCTATGAATGAAGCAGGTAAAATAGGATGTAAATATTTAGATTCTGACAACAGAATGACTAATTTAGTTAATTCTGGTTCAAAAGGTAGTAATATTAATATTGGACAGATGATTGCTTGTGTTGGACAACAATCTGTTGATGGCAAAAGAATTCCTTATGGATTTACTGATAGAACTTTGCCTCATTTTCATAAATATGATGACGGAGCTGCAGCAAGAGGATTTGTAGAAAATAGTTTTGTTAAAGGTCTTACACCAACCGAATTCTTCTTTCACGCAATGGGTGGTCGTGAAGGTCTTATTGATACTGCTGTAAAAACTTCTGAAACTGGATATATTCAACGTAAATTAGTTAAAGGTATGGAAGATGTTAGAGTTGAATTTGATTATACTGTTAGAAATGCAAATGGTCATATAATTCAATTTTTATATGGTGAAGATGGTATCGATCCTACTAAAATTGAAAGTCAATGTTTACCTACTATTATGATGAATTATGATGACATTGAAAAAACATATAAAATTCATAATGATGATAGTTGGAATATGTTTATTCATGATGATGAATTTGATAAATTGAATGATATTGATTTTAGTATTAGAGAGGAAAAGTATAACAAATACTTTAAGTCACTTCTGGATGATAAAAGACATTTTATCGAAAATATAAATTCTGGTAGATTAATTGAAAATGGTAAATTATATTATCCTATTAATTTAGATAGACTTGTTAATAATTGTGCTATCAGATTCGTATCTAAAGAACAACAAAATACTTCTAAAACTGATTTAACACCTATTTATATTTTAGAAAAAATTGAGGAATTATATAATAAACTTACTATTACTGACAATATGTTTAATGAAAATCGATTATTTATGATGTTGGTAAAATGTTGGCTATCACCTAATAAATTAATTAAAAAATTATCTATGAATAGAATTGGATTTGATTATATTATAGGAAATATTATTCAACAATTCTTTAATTCTATTTCACAACCTGGTGATTTGGTTGGAGTTATATCTGCGCAATCTATTGGTGAACCTTCTACGCAAATGACACTAAATACATTTCACTTTGCTGGAGTTGCCGGTAAATCACAAGTAACCAGAGGATTAGCTAGATTTAAAGAATTACTTAGTACTACTAAAAATGTTAAAAGTCCATATCTTACCATCTATCTTAATCAATGTTATGGAACTAATAAAGAAAAAGCACATAATATTATTAATGAAATATCTATTATCACTATCAAACAACTTATTAATTCTTCAGAAATATACTTCGAACCTGATGAATTTCCACAAACTTCTTTAGATAAAGGTCTATTAGATATATATAAAAAAATTTCTGAATATGGATTGTTATCTGAATCTAAAACAAATCCATGGGTATTGAGATTGAATTTTGATAGAAAAAAAATGGTTGATAAAAATATCAAAATGTGTGATCTCTATTATGCTATCATTAGTAAATTTAACTCTCCTACACCAAGTGAATCTGATGATATTTCATGTTTGTTCTCTGATGATAATAGTTCCGAATTAATTATGAGAATTAAATTAAAAAATAGAATTGCGGAAGATATATATAATGATCCCGCTGCTCCAGAAGAAGATACTATCTGTATTCTGAGAACACTAGAAAATACTATTTTAAATGATATTGAATTAACTGGTATTAAAGGTGTTACCAATGCTACTATGAGAAAAGATAGTGATCATTATATCTATGATATTGAAACAAATTCATATATACAAGAACCTGAATGGGTCATTGAAACTACAGGAAGTAATCTTATTGATATTTTCAAGCATCCTGCTGTTGACTCTTCTAGAACTGTTTCTAATGACATACATGAGGTATATGATGTACTAGGTATCGAAGCTGCTCGTACTGTTCTTATTAATGAAATTGATGAAATATTTTCTCAGTCTTCCGCAAATGTTAACCATAGACATCTTTCCTTACTTGCTGATGTTATGACTAATAAAGGTCAACTTATGTCAATTGATCGTCATGGTATTAATAAAAGTGATCGAGGACCTCTGGCAAAATGCTCTTTTGAAGAAACTCCCGATATTATTTCTAGAGCTGCCATTTTTGGTGAACTTGATAAAGTTAATGGTGTTTCTTCTAATATTATGCTTGGTCAAGAAGTTCCTGTTGGTACTGGAAGTGTAGATATACTTTTTGATGAAGAAAAATATTTTGAAATTTCTAGAAATATACACATTAATGATGACTCTGATGATTCTCATAAAATACAAGAAAATTCTGAAAAAGATCAATTTTTAGATAAATTATGTAAATCTGATAATTTTACTACTGATTTGTTTGACACTATTTAATATTCATTTATCATATTAATAATCTCTTCTATTATTTTTTTCAATATATCATATTCTTTATTACTAGATATTGTTAATAATATTTCATTATCAAATAAAATATAATCTATTTGTATTGGAAAATTATTCATTTCGCATTTATTATTATATTTTTTTATTTCAATATTCTCTAATCTTTTTTCTATTTTTTTTTCAGATATTTGTATAAATTCTCCGTTGTAAATTTTTCTATTATATATAAAAAAAAATATAAAATTTATTAACCATTTTTGTACTAATATTGAGTTATCTATTAATGAATCTAATTTATTATAATCTATTATATTAGAATTATTATACAAACATAAAGGAAATATTTTTTCACTATTTATTATTACAAAATAATTTATAAAAAATTTATTTAGTGATTTTAATAAATAATACTTAAATATACTTGTATATTCCATATCATTTTTTTTATATTTCTTGGATAATGATAATAACTCTTCCTTTGTAAAATAATAATTTATCTGAATTCTATTCAAATTTTCCTTTTCTGTCTCTTTATTCCTAATAAATATACTGTAAAAAAATTTATATAATAAAAATATTCCTATTGAATATCCATAATTTATTTCAATACCTATATTTATTTTTCTTAAATCATTAATTACATTAATCTCTTCGTATTTATCTCCTATATAATTATCTATTTCACTTATTATTATATTCTCATACTTTTCTAATATATATGATAAATGCACTATTATTGTATTATTTTCTTCTATTACATATATTGAAAATAAGCTATCATTAATTGTATTTATTTTGTTATAATTATCATGAAATACATATCTATTCACTAAATTTAATTTTTTATAATAGTCATTATTTAAATAATTATACTTTTTTAATAAATAAGTAAATAATTCATATCCATAATTTTTATTAATATTATAAAAACTATTTAAAAATATTAGTTTTGTAAAATTATTATTTACTAAATATTTATTAATTATACTTAATTCTATATTTACATCTAATTTTATGCTTTCTATTATTTCTTCATCTAATCTATAAATTTTATCTTTTAAACATAATTTATTGTTTTTTTCAATAGATAATATATTATTATCTAATACTTTATAACTTAAAGGTAGTTTAATTCTTTTATCTTTATAAATTATATCATTGTTTGATATTTTATACATTGATAATACTCTACCAATAATACTATTATTTCTTCCAATTACATTATAAAGTAAATATTGATTCAGATTTAAACTATAAAAAATACTAAATTTATCTTTTTTTTCTAAATAACCATAATTAGAATATATTGTACATACATATAATCCTATCCCTCTAAGATATTTGCTAATATCTGTTATTGTAAAACTTTTTTTTGAATATTTACTTTTAAATTCTATTTTATCTATTATTATAAATAATATAAAATATAAAATATATATATTATTTATTGATAATCTTGGAATAAAAATACTATTTTCATTAATTATTTTTCCTAAAATAATATTATAACTATCATAAAAATTTATTATATTCTTCCAATTCGTTACATAAAATTTCTCTTTTATTTTATAGTAAATCTTATTATAAATATTTTTTTTTTCACTTTGTTTTAGAATCGTTAGCTTTTTAAATTCTTTAATTTTATACTTTTTATTCATAATATTTTCTAGTATTTCATTATTCAATATTATTACATCATTTAATTTCGTTTCATCAATATAACTATAAATATCAAAATTATATAACAATCCCGTTATAAATATCATCAATATCATATCACTTTTTTCTATTTTTATTATATCAAACATTATACCTCTTTTATTCTCACAACTTAAATATAATTTGTAACAAAATTCATATAAATCTAGATAAGAAAAATTATCTATTATTTTTTTATTGGAATTTTTTACAAATACATCTAATACAATTTTTTTCTTTTTTTTTATTTCATTTTTTCCCATTTCGTTTTTCCCCATTTCATTTTTTCCCATTTCATTTTTTCCCATTTCATTTTTTCCCATTTCATTTTTTCCCATTTCATTTTTTCCCATTTCATTTTTTCCCATTTCATTTTTTCCCATTTCATTTTTTCCCATTT